GAAAGACAGACGCTGGATTTAAAGAAGTTTTACAACGAATCCATGAAAAAACCCCAGGCAGTCAATTAAATAAAACAACAAGCCAATTATAATGTCTATTAATAAAAAGACTGGACGAATTGTTAGATCTAAATCTTTGACTCAAAAGAATAAAGCTGCCACTACTCGTCGTCATAATAAGATGTTAAACGTAGCAAAACCTAGAAAAAAACGTAAGTAAGGATAACTATGGCCCGAAATAAACGGGATAACGGCAATGTGGAGGCCGGGCAAGTTGAACAACCACAGCATATTAGTAATGGATTAAGGATTAAACAGGATCAATTGAAAAGATTTGATCCTTTAACTGATAATCAAAAGAAGTTCTTTGATGCCTATAAGATAGGAGACTATTTTATAGCTTTACATGGAGTAGCCGGAACTGGTAAAACCTTTTGTGCTTTGTATAAAGCTATTGAGGAAGTACTAGATAAAGCCAATCCATTTAATAAGATCATTGTCGTTAGATCAGCAGTTCAATCTCGCGACATGGGCCATCTTCCTGGAGACGTATCGGAGAAGATGGAAATTTATGAACAGCCATACCGTCAGATTTGTGAGACTTTATTTAATCGAAAAGATGCATGGGACCGGCTTGAAGAACAAGGATACGTCAAGTTTATATCGACTTCATTTATTCGAGGTATGTCTTTCGATGACGCTATTATTATCGTTGACGAAATGCAGAACATGACCTATGAAGAGATCGACACAGTTATGACACGTGTTGGTTATCGTTCAAAGATCATTTGGTGTGGAGATTATCGCCAGACCGACTTGAATAAAAAGAAAAATGACGTTAGTGGTATATTGAAATTTTTCGATATTGCTCAGCATATGAGTTCTTTTACTCGTATTGAGTTTACCGTTGATGACATAGTTCGCTCATCTTTAGTTAAGGATTATATTCTTGCTAAGATTAGATATGAAGACGCTGTAGAAAAATAAAACTAAGGAGAAACACATGTTAACAAATGTTATTGTATTTTTAGTAGGTGCTCATTTAGGCGCTAAATATCCACAAAAAGCAACATTGATTGTCGATACAGCTGTAGCTTTCGTTAAAGCAGTATGGGCTAAAGTTGCAGGATTGGTAGCTAAAAAATAATGGCTTTCGAATTTGATTTCACAGAAGAAAAATTAGCTAAAATACTGACCCGTAATAAAAAAGTACCTGAATGGTATGAAGCTATGGTAGAACAATTACCACAGTTTAATATCACAACTCCTAAAAGAGTTGCCGCATTTGTAGCTCAATGCGCTCATGAATCAGCTGATTTTACTGTTCTGACTGAAAATTTAAACTACTCTGCTGATGCACTGAATAAACTTTTTGGTAAATACTTTGCTGCAGCTGGTAGAGATTCTGCACCATATCATCGTAAACCTGAAATGATTGCTAATGTAATATATGCCAATCGCATGGGTAATGGTGATACTGCAAGCGGAGAAGGATGGAAATTCCGAGGTAGAGGTCCAATTCAATTAACAGGTAAATCTAATTATTGGTCATTTGCTTCTGATTTCTTTGAAGATCCAGAAACGGTTATGAATGATCCAGATCTTGTCACAGATGATATTCCTACTGCTTTGTATTCAGCTATCTGGTTTTGGAATAAAAATAACCTTAATAAAGAAGCTGACGCAGGCGACATCAAGGCTATGACAAAGAAAATCAATGGTGGTTATATTGGTTTAGAAGATCGAATCAAACATTATAATCATGCTATTGAAGTTCTAACAGCATAATAATTTTACTTTAATTAAGTTTTGAGTTATAATAGTAAAATAGCTGCTGTATTAGGTAATGGTCCAAGCAGAAAATTCTATGATCCGTCCAAGGAGTATGACTTCCGTATGGGGTGCAATATTCCTTGGACCGATGTAGATGCTACTATAATCTTAGATGAGAATATTATTAAATTATGGGCAAAGGATAAAACATTAATCAAAGTTCCTGCTTATTTTAGTATACATGCCTGGATGGCAGCAGATGAATGGAGATTAAGAGCCCATGTATATTCAAATAATTTGTTTTTAGGACTTGTTAGTAAAGAAAATAATGAATCTAGTGGAAATGTTGCAGCAAAGCAACTTGTACAAGATGGTTATACAGAGATAGACATCTATGGGTGTGATGCATATTGGACACAAGCTCACGGTCATAATACACAAAGTTATACTAGAGAATTTATATCTGGTACTGATATGATAAACAATTCTTATAAGTGGAAATTACTTTGGGATACGTTTATTAAGAAACATCCTGAAGTTAAGTTTAATTTTATAAAGGAATAATATGTTAGAAAATTACGGAAAACAATTAGCTATAATTGCAACAATATTTGGTTTACTTAGCTATACAGTATACGTATGTGCCGAATCAATTATGATGAAGCCTGTAGTAATTAAAGTTGCAAAAAAATCTACAGCTAATCCAGCTAAAAAAGAAGTAGCAAAACCTGCTAAGAAAGCAGAAGAACCTAAAAAAGATCCAAATCGTAAGAAACCTACTTTAAAGAAAAAATACGCTGATAAAAAATAATTGAAGAACTTTATTCATCATGATTTTCCGGTGGTTGAGCGTTTAGATTTACCAGAAGGTAGACGATATAGAGTTCCATCTGGTAAGTTATATCCATCGGTAACAACAGTAACAGGACATCTCTCTAATGCATCATTAGACGCATGGAAAAAGAGAGTTGGTGAAGAAGAAGCTGCTAGAATATCTAAGCGTGCAACTGATAGAGGTACTCGTATCCATTCATTATGTGAAGATTTTCTTAAGGGTAAAAACCCTCAAGCAGATCTAATAGATATGGATATGTGGAGCGATCTCAGACCTGTTATTGATAAGATAGACAATATACATGCTCTAGAGAGTAAGTTATATTCCGATAAACTAGAAGTTGCAGGTACAGTAGACTGTATAGCTGAATTTGATGGAACTTTGTCGGTCATTGATTTTAAGACCTCTAAGAATCCAAAACATATAAATAATATAGAACATTATTTTATACAGGCGACCGCATATTCGGTTATGTTTCAGGAGTTATACGATATAGCAATTCCTGATATAACTATAATAATAGGAGTAGACCATGAACAACCACAAGTATTTCACAAGAAGCGTAAAGGCTTCATTCATCAATTAGTTGACCTTCGTCAATCATTCAAAAAAATTTATTTACTTTAATTAGTAACTAAGTTATAATAATACTAAGTAAGTACTAATCGCAAGGAGAATATCCCCATGAGAAAAACTTTCGTCGCTATTTTAGCGCTTTGTTACCTGTGCAGTTTTAATATTGCGCACACTGAACAAATACATCAAAAGATAGAACCACCTAAAAAATTAACTAAGGTGGAGAAGCAACAAGTAGAATGCCTAGCTCAAAATATATACTATGAGGCTGGATATGAATCTACTAAAGGAAAGATAGCAGTAGCAATGGTTACATTAAACAGAGTATATTCTGGATTGTATCCAAGATCTATTTGTCAAACTATGTCTCAGAAAACAGAAGAAGTATGTCAGTTTTCTTGGTATTGTGATGAATATAAAAGAGTTAAAGCTGAATCTTATAGATACACAAGACATGAAAAAGAAGTATTTGAAAATGTTAGATCAATAGCTTTACATACATATTTAAACTATAAACAAATTGAAGATGTAACTCACGGTGCATTATTTTTTCATACTAAAGACGTAGATCCTAAATGGAAAAACATGTATATAACAACTATAATTGGAAATCATATATTCTATAAACGAAAGGCTTAATAATGGCAACAAGTGCAAATGAAACCGTCCCTAATATTTTTAGTGGACTATTAAATAATGTCCATATCAATACAATAGAATCTACATCAAGGATTCATGAAGTCTTTCTAGATAGCGATATTGAGGAACCAGGTAAATATCGAGAACTTATCTCTGTATTACTAAATGCCAGTCAGAATGATAAAATTCATCTATTCATTAATTGTAATGGAGGAAATTTAGATTCAGCTGCAGCAATTATTTCAGGTATCTTATCATCAGAAGCTGAGGTTACGGCATTCCTTATGGGTGCATGTCATTCTGCAGCTTCTCTTATTGCTATGTATTGTCATGCAGTACATGTCTACGATACTGGTTATATGATGATCCATACAGCTTCATTTGGATCTTCAGGCAATACACCAACAGTTAAAGCTCATACAGACTTTACAGTTAAACAATGTGAGAAACTCATGAAGGACGCATATGAAGGTTTCTTAAGTAAAGATGAGCTTGAAAAGGTTCTTAATGGAATTGAACTCTGGTTTAATTCCGAACAGATCAAACCTAGACTTAAGAAACGATTTGAGGCAGTTCAACTCCAGGTTAAGAAAGAAGCTGAAAAGGCTAATGAGATTGTTGATAAGTCCAAAGCCCCTAAAGTGAAGACCAAACTCAAGATCGAAGACTCGGCAATTGAATAAAGTTGTTTACATTAATTCTTTATTATGATATAATAGTATTACTAATAACAACTGCGAGGACTATATTATGGCTTTAAATCATGTACTTTCTAATCTTTACGTACGTAGAGATATGGATAAACTTAAAAAGATTCAAACAGAACTTTTAGATAAACAAAAGGAATTAGATCAGTTCTTTGAGGAATATTTAGAAGTTTTTGATGACAAACTTAATGCATCTATTGATAATCAAAATACTCCTGAATGGAAAGCATATAATGACAAATATGCTGAGTATACCGATCTTAAAAAAGATATTAAACTTGCCAACTATTATTTAGGAATAATCTAATGGAAGGCAAAATCTTCAAGACAACTAATGAGTTTGCTTTATATATTGAGAGTATTGTAGCAGAGAAAAATATTAGTCATATGGATGCGGTACTACTTTATTGCGAACAGAATTTTATTGATCCTGAAGATATTAGTTCAATGGTAAATAAGAATCTTAAACAAAAGATCGAATTGAATATGATTGAAATGAATTTGCTTCCTAAAAAGGGAACTCTTGATATATGACCGGATACAAGGCATTTAGGTACTATGTTGCCTTGAAATTACATTTTAGCAAAGATAAGTTTGACGTATTTCAGAATAGAGGTAATGTCAAAGGATCTTTTGAAGCTTTTAATGCGCGTAATGATAGGTACATGTTTGAAAAGATAGCTAGAAAATATGATACTGATCAAGAGTTAATTCAATTCTATGTGGCTAACTTTGCTTATGGTAATACTGATATGGTATATGGCATGGAGCAGAGCGAAGAAAATTATATTGTATGGAAGAGACGTAAAGAATCTATTACGCATCTATTTAAATCAGATCTTGATGTTATTCAATTAGAAGCTGAAAAGAACAAATTAGATATGGCAGCAATGTTCTATTTCCTTGATAGTAATTATCCATATCTATTAAAAATGTATTTGGGTAAACAAGTTTCAATTGAAACTTTACACATGATTAATACAGAACAAAATATTATAACTAATTGGAAAGCAGACTCTAAGGCAATAATGTTGGAAGATGACCTAAGAAGAGTTGAAAAACTAAGAGGCTTTATCA